ACTTCCGCCACATCCCTACAGGAACCTACGCCATCTCTGATGGTTGCGGTGGCAACGTGAATACACTTGCTCGCATTTTCAAACTGAATGCCCAACAAGCTGTTGATCAGTTCGGATATGACAATTTACCGCAACGTGTCCAGATTGCCTTTGATGACCCAAAGAAACGCTATCTGGAAAAGCACCAATTCCTTCACCTTGTTATTCCTCGTAATATTCCTGATGCTGGCAGTGATCTGGTTCCTGCTGATAAAATGAACTTCGCTTCCGTCTACATTTCATGGGATGGTGAGAAGAAGATTATTTCAGAAGGTGGGTTCAATGAGTTCCCGTTCCTTGTCACTCGTTTCCTCAAGTTCGGTGAGTCGCCTTATGGCTATGCTCCTGGCATGAATTGTATGGAAGAAATCAAGGCTTCGCTGAAGCTGGAACGCATTATGGATGTTCTGGCTGAAGTAGCCGCCTTCCCTCGCCTGCTCTTGCTAGCTGACCAAGTGGGAGAAGTTGATCTCCGTGCTGGTGGCAAAACGGTTGTGAAGCCACAGGCCGCTTCCATGAATATGCCACGTGAGTGGGCTACCACGGGTCGCTATGACATTGGCAAGGATCGCATTGAAGAGAAGGAACAGAAGATTAAGGAAGCCTTCTATGTCCCAATGTTACAGGTGATCTCGTCTGTTGATCGTCAGATGACCGCCACTGAAGTGAATGCTCGTGAAGGTGAAAAGGTTCTGTCTTTCTCTCCTACGATGTCGCTTTTCATTTCGGACTGCAACCAACTCATTAACCGCATTTTCTGTATCCTTTTCAGACTAGGCAGATATCCTACTGAAGGGATGCCTGAAGAACTTGTCGTTCGTGCTGATGGCAATCTCGAGAACTTCTCAGTGAAGATTCCATCTGTCTCTTATAACGGCAAAATCTCGCAAGCTATCGAACGTGCTCAGCGTTCTGGTGGTGATTACTTCCTCCAGAATGCTATCCAGTACACCAACGCTACCAAGGATACATCAATGATTGATGTTATTGATATGCGCAAGTATGGGAAGTTTATCTATGAATCTTCTGGTGCTCCTACCGATTGCCTTCGCACCGATCAGGAACTCCAAGCCATGGATCAACAACGTGCGCTTGCTCAGCAACAACAAATGCAAATGGAAGCCATGCAGGCTCAAGCCCAGTCCAATAAGGACAACGCCATGGCTCAAGCTCAAATGCAATAACCATGTCTAAACAACCTTCCTCGGATTATGATCTCTCTGATGATGAGATCGATTCTTTCATCGATAATTACTCTAACCATCTAGCAAAACGCCGTGAATGCCTAGCTACTCACATCACTCCTGAAGTTCTCTCCTATCTGGAAGAGCAATTTCAAACTTCTCTCCCTTGCTTCCAAACGATCAATGGTTCCTTTGATCCCTTGGATGCTATGCGTAGAGACGCTCACCGTGAAGTAATCCTTTGGATTCAAAACGAAATCAAACTCTATAACCAAAATGGAAGCATCTGATACTAGCACGACAACCGCAGATAACTCTGCTCCTTCCAATGAAACTAGCCAATATTCTCTCAATAGCTCAGAAGGTTCTGGATCTTCTCAGCAAGGTAGTGACAATATTCAAGACGTCGGATTCAACCTCGACGCAGACTTCTCAGACGACTCAAACTCAGGAGTCGTCAACAACGACAACCAAAGCCAGTCGCAAGAAGAAGAGTACAGACTCGAACTCCCAGACGACTTCGACGGATCAGACGACTTCAAGCAACTCTTAACTGCTGAAGCCAAGGCGTCGGGTCTTAATGGCAAGCAAGCGGGTAAGTACGTTTCCTCTGTCATCGCTTCTATCCAAAAGTCTGAAGCCGATGCTATTAAGAAATCCACGGAACAGCTGAAGCAAGATTGGGGATCTAATTTCTCCAATAACATGAATCAGGTGAAACAGTTCACTGCTAAGCTCCGTGCTAAGGCTGGACTCTCCTCTGAAGACCTTGCTCCGCTCCAATCTCCTAAGGGTTTCCGTCTCCTCTATGCTCTCATGAAGTCTACCTCGGAAGATTCGTTCGTCGGTAATGGTAGCGTCCAACGCCAGCGTTCTAACGCTGAAGAAGCTCGTGCCATGCTCACCGATCCTTCTCACCCTGACTTCCAAGCATTAGACGATGTGTCTCATCCTCGGCACATGGAAGCCAACCGTAAGTATAACCGCTTAGTCGGTCTCGGTTAATCCTTCCTCAATCTCTTGGTTTGCTTCAATAAGCCCATCCTCTTCTTTGGGGGTGGGTTTATTGTATCCAAACCCTTCTAACACCACGGTACCGTCTTCTAACGTTTCTACAGTCGCTGTATCTACCGTACTGCTTCCCTTTACTTTCCCTCTCGCTTTCTTGATTGGTCGCTCTTCCTTGGTTGCTACCAACGTCACTGTTTTCATGCCTTCTAGCAAGGACCCAAACGTCACCTTGGTTGCTACTTGCTCTTTCCCTTCATCGTAGCTTGCGTCCATCTTATTGAGCTCTTTCAAAGCGTCCAACTTGCTAACCGCCATTACTCGCTTGCTCTTGCCAAATGGTGTATCATTCTCTTCAACTCGCTGACAATACGGACTGTCTTCTGTAATCATGTTGAACGGAGTCCTAATCAACTCGGACAACCATATCGCTCGCTCTTTCTTGCTCATGATCAGTTCGTCTTTCAACTCGTCGTGCAACTCTCGCAACCTCTGCCGAACAATCGGATCCTTGCGCAAATTACAAAGCTTCGCTCGCAACGAATTGATGTTAGGATTGTCGTTTTCAGGCATCAACCCTTGCAACGCTATCAATCCTCCTTTAGCTGGATTCCTAAAGTACTCCTCTGCAAACCTCTTGCGAAACTCTGTCGCTACCAACTCTTCCCGACTCATAACTCAAACTCCCCCTTTTCCCTTTTTTTCTCTTCTACGTAAAAACTGGTTATGTCAAGGCCCGCTCGCGCCGCGGCACCTTCGAGGGTACGCACCCCTTGGGCGGTTGCAAAAAAGACCCGGGGCGGTCGTCCTTGTCGTTTAACTCCTTGTATATCAGCGACTTGCATAAGATACGCAAGCAAGCGTGCCACGGATTGCGGAGATAATCCCGTCATGTCAGCAATCCTAGAAGCTCTCAATCCTGGATATGTGGCTATGCAACAGAGAACAGAGTATTGACTAGCCAACACGTGAGACAGCACCAACGCGCGAGACAATCGACAGAGTAGATCTAAACCGTTAACCCGTCCAATTATTGGTAGACGCGCGCCATGATCCACGGATTGCCTACCGTTGCTAATCGTGGACAGTCCGGACGAGGACGGATCACTTGCCCACGAGTGAGGATCACCAAGAAAATCAGTCATTATTAAATAATCACCCTTACTATATATTAAGCAAGCAAAACAAATAACAAGAGATAAGAGATAGATGCTAGTCGTGTAGTAATATATATACGCACGCATACGCACGCGCGCGCGCGAGAAAGTGCAGTCGTCAAATAGTGGTTGATCGACTCGAGAGAGGAAGGATCAGGAAGGCGGTTGATCAGATAATTGATCACGAAGTACAGAAGAAGGCGGAAGGCCACGACTAGAGCACCACAACGCACAGGCGAGGACGTAACTTGAGAGAGTCATTGCGGATTGCCTGGAGGCACTTTCCAATTGATAGAATTGATCAGTGGACAGCTTGAGCGGTACGAGTGCGCACGCTTCACCAGTGGACACAGTAGCACCAATACCAGGCGGTTGATCATTTTGCATTAACCTATCAATAATCTCACGATGTAGCGAAGGCACTGGACGAACAGCGGAAGAAAGATAGTTGGATACAGTCCCAACGTTACAGCCGAGCTTGTCGGCTAACCACTTGCGAGAATACCCGTTAACCTTTAGCCACAGCTTTATTTGTCGCTTGTAATCGTCATTATCGGAGACACGAAGGCACTTTTTCACACTTTTTTTGCTACTCACTAACTTACTCATTATCAAACACTATAGCACAATCTAACACAGAACAGAACAACAAAATAAACGGAAATAATCGAAAAACACTTGCACTATAAACGGTAATAGTGCATTATGTTGCACGTGCTCAGAACAACAGCACGCTGTTATTATGTTAGCGATTGAATTAGAAATGATGAGCCTGGACGAAGTAGCCAGGGTGAAGCAGATAATCCGCCACACATCAGAATTGACGGATTATCTTGGACTAGATGAGGATGAGTTACTTGATCTAGTCGTACAGGTTGCCCAAGAGTGGACCGCATACAATGCCACCAAGCTTGGCAACGCAATCCTAGACGCAGTAGGTATCTTACAAGACAGATACTGCCACGTACTCGACGCCAACAGCACCACCGCCGATTACGCAGAGGAGCTAGCCATGCAGTACATTGATGATTGCGGAGACAAGTTGCCCGCCTGGATATCTTGTCACGTTGATTGGCAAGCAGTTTGGGATAGAGAATTGAGATATGATTATACCGTTTACGAGTTAGCAACGCATACCGTCATTCTAAGCAACTACTAAGAAAGGAGATAGAGACATGATCACACTAGACGAGATCAAAGATATTAGGGACGAATTTGACTGGTTTAACTGGAATAATCCGTTCAGGGATCACGGCCTAAAGATTGTTACTCGAGTCACTCGAGACAAAACAGAATTCAAGGTGCGGTTAATCTTAGGCAACTATGACCCCACCAATGAGGCGCATAGAGCAATGCTATTGCCTGGATTGTACCTTCTTGAAAGATTGTCCGAGTATTGCGATGATCAGACAGTAACAGAGACACGAGGCAACACCAGATTGGCGATTAAGTACATCATCCCAATAGGAGAGCTTGCCTAAACAATCAGGCGGACGAGTCCCGACAGACTCGCCCGCCACATCCAAAACCACAAACAACAATAGCAGTTATGAACACGCAGTTTATAGATGATAGCTTGCAGTTATGCAAGACAGTTCACAGCTTAGAAGCTGTAGCAGAAGCTGAAACATCAGCAGAAACTATTATTGGACGACTCACAGAAGAGGAGTTGCACGCCGTCCTTTACTTGGCAAGCTCGATGTACGAAACAGAAGAGATTGCCAATATCCTAAACCGCCAGAGCCTTGATCAGCTGATCAAATACGCAGAACAGCTAGCTGAAGCTGTAGAACTGGAACATCTAACAGAACAGGAGCTTGAGAATATAGCTTATATGGCCAATACGTGCCTACTTACAGGCGAGTATTGGACCGAGCAAGACACGGTTAACAACTGGATTGAGACGGTTGAATTCATGATCAGACAGTATCTTACAGGATACGACATGGCCAACGATAACAGTTTCTTAGTATATAACAGTATATACGACTACTATAAAGACCGTATTGAGGCTATGGACCGAGAACAGGAGCTTGAGGAGTGCCGAGACTTGATCAAGAGCGGGAAATCATACGCCGTGCGCTTTACGCCGAAGGGCCGAATCATTGGGCTAGACCTGGAAGAGTACGCGGACTTGATACAAGGCTATTACGGAGGATACGGGAGCGTTGAAGGCGTAGAAAACAGTTGGGAGCTACCCAACGGACAAACCTTGATCCTAGTAAGATAAAGCCCACGATAGGACGCCCACAGGCGCGCGCTTGAGTGATCAGGCGCGCGCCTAAACCGTGATCACTTGGAAAGATATTTTAAGCAATGATCTAAGAGCAAGGCGCGTGCCAACACTTCCACGGATTGCCCACTAGCTTGCTTGTAGCGTGCCAAGATCGAAAGATCATGATCAGACAATTGAAGCTGTAGCAAGTGAGGATCAGGACGAGCAGAAGGCGCAACGCCACGGGTGCAATCAGTAGGCAACAGTTCCATGAGCCGAGCTATTTTTAGAGCGATTTTCAACGGGAGTTTACCACAAGGGCCAAGCCAGTTTCTAACAGTGTTAGGACTAGACCCAACTTGATCAGCAAGCCAGTTCCTATCTTTCCTAGCTTCATTTAGCCACGCCTTCACCAGTTCACCAGTAATAGCAGTTACTTCCATAAGTGCCGACAGAATAAAGCAGTTGGATCAGACAAGACAAGCGGACAGTTACAACAGGCGGAAATAAAATACACAAAAAACACGAAATAAAATTGACTTATTCGCAAAAACTGCGAAACTACAATCACAGTTTGAACGAACCCAGTTCCAACTTTACCCCAACTATACGACGATGAAGAAGATCACCATTGAAGCACTAAAGACCCTATTTTGTGGCCTAATTGGTATACTCTGCGCACTCGTATTTGCGCACGCCTTGAAGCTAGACAGTGAAGAGCTTCAACAAGGCAAGAAGAGTCCCCTAACTGGATGGACTGGACAAGAAAAAGAGGTACACGCTGATCAGGCGTGTACCCCCTACCTTGCAAGGTAATGCTAGTTTCAGCAAGTACCCAACTTGCATTGACGATGAACTAGACGACTCACAGTTACAACACGCCACGCCATTGAGCAAGCATTATTTAACATCCACTTCCATTGACGGCCACGAGTTGGCCATTGAACCCATAGAACTAGAACTCCTAATTTTAGGATACGACTATGAACGACGATACTAAACCCAGTGCAGATACTCTGCTATCAGCAATTCAGGTTGCTGAACTATACCCCACAATCTGGCGATCCCGTCAGGCCGTGTATTGGTCCGTTGCGAACCAAGAACTACCCGTGATCCAACTAGGCAAGCGCAAAATGCGATTTGAACGCAAGGCGATCGAAAGTTGGATCAATTCCAAAAAGACAATCAATTCAGCTGTAAACACTGGATACAAAACCAGATTCATTTAATGCGATGAACACTGAAGAACTAGAAAAGACAGACCAGATTATTGGCTTGCTCATAGAAGCAAACAAAGAAGCCCAATATCTGTTTTCCCTAAGTACAGGCTACACCAAAGCGCAACGTGAGCACTTGCTTGCGATCCTTTCCTTGATTGGACAAGCACAGGTGAACGCCATCGACTTGCACGATAGTTTCAACATCTAACCACATCACGACGATGAACCAGATAGTACAAAGTAAGAAGACATTGCACGAGATACTCCTATCAGAGAAATCCGTGCAGAGTTTGAACGCTGTAGCCCGTGGTCTAATGACTGGCGAGCGACTAGCCAATATTTTGTGGCAATGCGTGCAGAAGACACCGAGCCTAATGCGTTGCAACCCCGCCACGCTTATTTCAGCTACCAAGACACTTGCCCAGTTAGGTTGCGAACCAGACGGAATCCACGGATATCTCGTCCCATTTAAGGACGCTTGCACCCCAATTCCAAGCGCAAGAGGGTTGCTACGCATGGCCAAGAGCAACGGTATTGCCAATATCAACATTGGTATTGTCCGAAAGGGTGATCCGTTCACCTGGAACATCATAGACGGACAATTCAATATGTCGCACCAGTCGGACTGGAACGAGTCTGAACAGGTGATTGGCTATTACATCACGTGGGAAGACAAGCAAGGCAAGTTGCATGGCGAACGCATGTCAAAATCAGCTGTAGACGCCATCAGGGAACGATCCCGTGCCAAGAATTCAGGGCCATGGGTG